GACGCTCTTGCCGTGCCTACTGGCTGCTTCAAGGGCTGAAAGACCGCCTTGAGATTTTATCGGCGTATGGTCGCCGTGGACTGCAATCCAGCCTGGAGCGATGTTATACGGCTTGCGATGAAAGGTAATGCCTAGTTCATCCAGGCGCATAAACTTCTCGAAGCGCAGCTCTGGCAATGACAGGAATGAAGGAATCTTGCGCATGATCTGTGTGTACAAGCGATCCGTGTGATTGGATCGGATCATTTGCGTTACCTGGAGATCGTAAAGTACCTGAATAGCCTCCTCGCGATCATCTCCAAGAGTCTGTTCATATGCTTCTGGCGTTCCCTCTGACCATTTGCTGATTGTGTTGAAATCAATTTCGTCACCTATTGTCACTACTTCGTGCGGCTTAAACTTACTGATAAAACTGGCTAGATTTTTGACTGCGTGTCGATCGTGGAACGGAACCTGTAGGTCGCTCACTATGACTATTCGCTTCATTTAATCCTCGTCGTCGTCCTCGTAGGGTAGGCGATCCACGCGGTCGGGGATCGATGGCAGTATCCAATCAGGGTAAGCATCTCGATCAGAGATAATCGCTAGGCATAAATCAACTGCAAAACCTGCTCGCCTTAGTGCGCGGTACATATCATGCAAGCTGATTGCCCATGCGTCTAACTGTGAATAAGTATCGAGATCGATGACTTTCTTTCGTGCCATGTCAAAAATTATCGCTCTAAAAGGATGTTATAAATCTCATCGACACGCGAATTAAGTCTTTTAATTTCAGACAGAAGATGAGTGATGACATAACCTGCAAGCCCACCAATAACGGCTAGGCTTGCAAAGTAAAGGGTAAAAAAGTTCTCCTGGGTCATTTCTTCTCCACAGTATCGACTGCAGCTTCGATGGCATCAACGACGATATCTGCAACGGCCTTCTTAGCGCGGTAAGACTTGATCGCAGTACGAAGCACCGGGATCGCTATAAGTCCAAGAGTTGCATAGATAATTGCTTCCATTATTTACCACCTATCATCGGGATATTGAACCAAGTAGAGTCTTCATCGCCCTTGATAGTAAAGCTGACATGCGCATGGTGATTATGCTTATTGATCCCATCATAAGGACGCCAAGCCCAAGCCTTCTTAGATGAGGCGATCTTGCCATCGAAGATGATGTAACTGATTCTCTTATCGCCAGACTTTGCAAGGAGTCGAATCTGATCGACCAAGTCAGGCATGACATCGGGCTTCCTGCCTTTGCCTGCAAGGTCGCGGTCAACATCGATGGCACGAACCCATCCTTGTGCATCTGGATTATGATCAGACTTGCGCGCAGCGTGTCTTGTATCGCCGATCCAGCCGTCCGAAGTTCGATCTCGACCTGGGAATGCATCATCGATCTGTTCTCTAAGCTGAATCGCGGAGCGACTTAAACGCGGCTTCACAGGTTGCACACTCCCATCTCTTTAGATCGTTTAACGTTAATTCTGGGTGATCGCATGGGACTGGAGCGATGAATGCGTCATCGATGGGATCGTAGGTAAAGCCTGCGCCAGCATAGTTGTAGCGAATGTTCCCGTTATAACTTGTCTTGATCCAAGTACCACCAAGATTATCGATCAACCATTGATAACCTTCGTCGCCTGCTGGATCGTTATTGTCCCCAACTAATACACGAATAACTTTGTTGTTCTCATCTAATTCTGCCCAATGTGCCATTAGTCCACCTGCACCTTCGTGTAACGGACGATGATAATTCCAGATCCGCCTGCGCCATTTGTTGCTGCGCTCCAGTATCCTCCGCCGCCACCGCCAGTATTTGCAGTCGCATTGTTACCAACGCTAGAACCATTAGCTCCGCCTCCGCCTCCACCAGTTCCAGCGACAGATGAACTTCCTCCGCCGCCACCGCCTGCGTAAGCACCAGAGACTCCTGTGCCTGTTGCTGATGCCCAACTTGAATATGCTGAAGATGCAGTTCCACCATTGCCAGCAGTAGTGCCTGAAGCGTTGGTTCCTGCTGCGGATTTACCTCCGCCGCCACCGCCAGAACTGCCAGCACCATTGCCGCCGTTGTTACCTTGTCCTGTAGTGCCTAATCCGCCTGCTGCGCCTACTCCACCTGGAGCGCCACCGCCTGCACCAGAGCCACCATCACGTCCTACGCCATTCTGCGCACCACCGCCACCGACTGATGCAGTAAGTGAAGCAAATTGTGAATTGATACCGCTAGTACCACCCTTAGCACCACCGCCACCGACAGTTACATTATGATTGGCTATGGCTAAACTTTGAGAAGCGTGTTCTAAAAGACCACCTGCACCACCGCCACCTGCTTCTGCTCCACCACCGCCTGCGATTACCAAAATATCAGCAGTAAGTGTTGCGACAGTAACGCCTAAAGTACCATTGGCCAAAAAAGTACGATAATAATAGGTTGAATCGCTAGTCAACGTTCCACCAGTTACTACGGGTTTAGGCACTAACTGAGGCGCTAAAATGCTTGCAATGTTGTTAAGCATTAGGCAATCGCACCCACGACGTACCAAGTGTCTGTCCCGGTCTTGATACAAGCTGCTGACTTATATTGTCCGAGAGTAGGTTGAGCCGCTGTTGCACCAGCCGAAAGAACTGTAGTTGTGCCTGAAGTGACTGCCTTAATAGTGCATGTACCTGTGCCGATGTTAAGAACTGTAATGACTGTTCCAATTGGGAATGCGACTGAGGCATTGGTAGGGATGTTGAAAGCAATGGCTGAGCTCTTATTCATGATCTCTAAGACCTGATAGGCGTCTGCTATTACTGCCGTGTAATCGTTAGTGTTAGCCGCGCCAATAGTGTAGGCAACTAAGCCGTTATAATCTGCGGCCGTAAAGATGTCGCCTGTTGTCGCTGGAAAGCCTTCTGCCATGATTTTCTCCTAGTATCCCATAATGGATTGTCCGATTATACCTGATGTTGATGATCCTATGATGAATCCCTCGACTATAGGCTCAAGTGTTGTAACTGTGCATTTCATACTGTTAGGGGTTATATCCCATGCCAAGCCCTGTACCTGCAAGGTCTTGACGATTGTCGAGCCGTCTGGCTGAACGTTTGTGATCTTCACGTTATCAAAGTAATCAAGGCCGATCATCGTGTCTGTCGGTACATCTGTGTCAAGTAGATCGACAGTCATGGCATCGATGCGAATAGTTGTTTCAGCTCTAGTCGCTACATAAATCTTGGCGATGTCTAGCACTTGTGCATCTGTCTCTGGAATCATGTCTGTGATTGTCGTGCCGTGAGGGAAATACTTAGCCGACGAATCGACGTTTACGGCAGTTTGTGACGATCCACCAATGCGCGTCATGTTAGCCTGATTGACGATGAGCTTGTCATCGAAGGCGTATTTAAGGTCTGAGTAAGGAATGCCTGTAGTCTGGTTAAACTCGATAGGAGACGGGGCTAGAGATCCCACGACGTCGGTGCGATCCTTAAACTCCGCCGTTCCATCGGTACGAATAAAAAATGCGCCCTGTTCTGCGAATTCTGCTGCCTTCAGAGCCGCTAAGGCCGTGCGAGCCGTGCCTGGATCCGCCTGGACTGTAGTTGATCCTGTGTCTGTAATTCTCATCGATGTCGGGAATGAGACTTGGTCGAGGATCTTAGTAATGCGTGTGCCTGTGGTTTGCCCTGCCGTTGCTCCGCTCACGTTTGAGACGTTAGCCATCTGGAATAATCGAAAGGCATCATTGCAGATGATATCGACGTATCCAATCTCCTGACCTGTTGGATAGTAATACTGGTAGGAATCGACATAGCCTGAAAATAGAAAGTGTTGAGTGGTTGCAGTAGTAGCAGCTACACGGATCTTACGAAGTGGAGTCAAATAGCCGAAATAGGGGCTAAAAGTATTCTGCGGATTAAAATAAGAATTGGGGTCTAGAACTCGAACTGTGCATGAGCCAGATTCGTAAGTGTCTCGCATGACGTTACGTCCCCGGCTGATCTTGATTGATCGAGTGACATCGCTGAGATCGACTACTGGATCAGGGACTTCTGTTGCTGCGAACTGAGATACGCCAATCACTCCGTTAATCGGATCGCCAATAGTAAACGGATAGCCGAATGTAGCACCTTGGCTAAAGTCGAATGAGACCGAGATACTGGCAGGAAGAGCCATTAGATCGCTACCGCTCCCTTAAATCCTGAACGATTCACCGAACCGAAAGAACCTGAAAGAGTATCGTTGATCTGTGTGTCAGTAATGATTGAAGTTAATTCTTTACCATCGAGGGTGACAGTTACATTGACTGGAGGTTGCATGTTTACGCCTGCGATAACTCCAGCCGCTAGACCGCCTAGAGGGCCTAGCCTTAGGTAATCTCCAGGATTATTAAATTCCGGAATTGTAGGAGTAGGAGGTACATAAGCCTTAGGGCCTGCAGGATTAGGTGCAGGGGTTGGGTAAGAAGGAGGCGTAAAAGATGGAGGCAATGGAGTCCCTAACATGTTGCCGCCAAAATCAAGTTTAGGTATCGACCATTCCGAGAAAGGATTAGGGGCTTTAGGAGTAGCAAGTAAGGCAAGGCGAAGTTCGTTATTGCGCTTGATCGCTGCTTCTAGTTGGTCAGATAACTGAGTGGCTAGGGTTGCGTTGCCAGCAAGGATAGCCTTCTGCAATTCAAGTGAAAGGCGATCAGTCTCGCTAATCTTGCCTTTAAGAGCTGCTTCAATACCAATGGCATCTAGGTTAAGAGTCTTTGACGCTTTAAGAAGTGCGTTCTGTTTCTTCTGTGTATCTAATCCTTTCTTCTGCATTGCTGCTAATTCCCTAGCGCGCTTGGCAGCATCTGCTTCGGCCTTTTTCCGCGCTGCAATTTGTGCAGATGTTTCATAGATGCCCATAGGTTGTGAACCTAAATAGCCCATCGATGGCGCATTGCGTCTAAGTTTTGCTGCCTTCTCAGCTGCTTCAATAGCGGCTAGTGCATTCTTTTCATAATCATCAAAAGGGTTAAAACTAGCAAGAATGGCTCGATCGCTAGTAAGGATGTATAACTTCTGGAATCCGAATACCACCGCTGCGACAGTATCGGCAATCTTTGTTGCAAGGGTATCGATCTGACTAACGAATTTAGTTGTGTCGCCTGCGGCGAATACTGATACCAATGACTCGACCAGCGCGCCACCAATGGTCTCGCTTGCCTCGCTTGCAGCGGTTGAGATTAGTTGTAACTTGCCAGCATAGGTAGTTAGATATTCTGCATTAGCGCCAGAGAACTGTTTATTGAGTCGCTCCTGGACTTCAGCGAACTTCATTGTCTTTAACTCAGCAACGCTTACGCCTAGTGAGTATTTTCTAAGCCCACGAGTCTGCCCTACATAAGCTGCTGAAAGATCAGAAACGACTGTCTCGTAGTCGATGCCCGATCCTGCAGCGATATCTGTTGCCTGGGTGAGTAATTCTTGAGCCTTGGTGACTGATCCAGTAGTCTGCAATAAACGTTGCATTGCCGGACGTAGTTGATCATCGGTGACGCCAGACATCTTGGAAAGATCAGCAATGAAGCGTTCGATGCGCGGAGTCTCAAATTCTAGTCCAAGATTTTTTACTGCTATGGCTAATCTGTTGGCGGCCTTCTCATCTTCGATGAATGCCTTCGATGCATTCTTGGCGAACTTGAGAAGTTGCTGGGCTCCGAATACTGCTGCAAGGCTCTTGCCTAATCTCTTAACGCTTTTGTCGAGGGCACTCGTAGCCTTATCGGCATCCTTGAAGGCTTTCTTGCCCTTGAACTCACCGATAATCGAGGCGCGTAATTCAGCCATTAGTTAGCACTCCTATTAAACTTAGCGGCGGCTTTTTCAAGTGCCTTGATTACTCCTGCTTTGGCTTTGCCTTGATCTTGATCATAAGCCTTAAACATTGCGCGGCCTTGCATCTTTGCTCGACCTGCGAAAGATCCTTGAAATCTAGGACTGAAGTTGCCAGTCATCCCAGACTTACGACCAGCAGTCTCAACTATTGCACCCGATGCAGTCTTATTATGAATTGAGACAGTTGATGACCAGCCCTGGCGATTAGGCTTGGTAGGCGTGAGCTTGTAACCGATTCCTCGACGAGCCTCTGCGGCGTCGTACATAGGAAACTTGGCAGTCTTCACTTCATGCTTTACAAATCCTGATGGAGCTTCTGAGTTAGATGGAAGGAATCCTCTAGCCTTTTTAACCAAAGGCTTTAAGAATCCAACCATCTCGCCCCGAAGTTCATTATCTAGATCAGGCGAGAATTGCTTAAGAGCTTTGCGAAACACGTTAGCGTTTTTTAGCTCTGTAGGCATCTGCCTGCTCCTTTGCTCTATCCTTCAACGCTTTCAATAGCATCTGAAGCATCGATGGATCTAAATCGATTAAAGATTGTGGAGGGATAGCCGTCTCAATGCTCAAGCGAGCGATGAGATAGTGGATGCTATCCCGTCCGAGCCCTACAGGGGGTCTGACTCCGCGATCTCGACCGATTTTAACTGATCGAGGAAGTCGGGCCCGAAAGGCTTAACTGTGACTCCACTTAGTCGAAGGCCTTCCCATGCCAACCAATAGACGTCTGACTGCTTTTCATCATCGCGAAACGCTTTGTGAAATCCCTTTTTAGCATACAACTCGAACGCGTATTCCAATCGAGGAGTGATCTCGATATTCGTAACGCTTTCGTCTGCCATCGTGACTATTAACTTTGCCATGCTATGCCCCTTTATTTAGTTTCTTAGAATGAACCTGTTGAGGTAACTGCGATAGTACCAGAGACGTTGAAAGTGAGGCTCTGTGTTGAGAGATCGCCTACTGCGCCGTTGATGTCTGTCGTGTTATTGATAAGGCATGTCATTGTGTACAGAGGGTTAGTCGCAGATACTGCAGTTCCCTTTTCCTGGAGTAGAACGATTGTAACGTTAGTTCCCCATGCAGCCTGAAGTGTTGCAAGTACGTTCGCTGATGCGGTGTCGTTAAGGAAATCAATTGTGACAGATGATGCCTCAAGACCCTTGACGAACTTATGGCCTGAGTCACCCATTGCGGTCACTTCAAGCTCATCGAATGCGCGGTTAAGTGTTACTGCGGTAACGTGGTCTGAAAGATCGACAGAGTTTACCTTCACGCCGACCTTGTTGCTTAGAAATACAGCCATGAGATTATTCCTCGTCTTTCTTAGTAGTTACTGGCTTAGGTGTTGATGGTGCTACCTGCCCGATCTTGATCAGGAAGGCTTCTTGCTCTTTTTCCCACTCGGACA